GATAATACAACGTCGCGGCTTTCTTGGTCTGTTTAACAGGGACTTTTCAATTTGTAAAGTCGAAAAGGTTAAACAGCTAGGCGAAAAGGGTCGCTACATTGTTGCTATCATTCCAGTCGTTAAGAGCTACATACCATATTGGCTGCATAAATTGATAGCCAAGGTGTGTGGTGCGCGTTACGACTACGGAACTATAGGAGAGCTCAAGCGTGACAACAGGGTTATAAGACGAGACGGTTATTTATATGGAAAATTCGGTGATGGAGCTGACAAGACTCTCCAGTTCATTGAAGACACCATATCAGGTCCGCTACCAGTCATATTACCCGAAGACTACGCCACGACAATTTACAACAAGCGACAAAACGACCCAAAAGGATTTTGTCCTGGCGTAGTAAGCCGTATACTGCAAGACCCAAAATACGACCATGAAGTAGAGCGCATATACAACTTCTTTAACGAGGGAGTGCACATTGATTTCGGCCTGAAGGTCAATTACATGAAAGTGCCTACCACGAAGACGCGCAGGAAACAAATAAATCGGTTCGACCAAGGCAAACCCACGGCAAAATTACTAGCACCACCACTACTACACAATGATGACATGGGGTGCGCACCATCGTCATGCGTAACCAATGATGTAGCTTGCATTACTGGACGCATAGACAACGTAGTCAACAACACGCCTATGACCCAGAAATATTTGGACTACGCCGAGGAATTTGTCGAAAAAGTAGCGAATAGATCTATGAAGCGCCTGATTACGCGAGCGGGGAACCGTTGGTGGAAGAAAGAATATGTCCCGGCCAACGGTAGACCTTGGACAATTGAGCAAGTTGACGCAGAACAGACCTTGCCCGCGCAAAAGGCTAGACGTATCAGAGAGGATGGAACACCAGGCCGCAACGTTCGCAACAAAGTGAAAGCTATGCAGAAGAAAGAAACGTATGCGGCAGCCAAAGATCCCCGTAACATATCAATGACGACAACATCACACATGAGGGGACTGTCACGCTTCACATACCCGTTTGCAGAACATTTGAAGAAAGAATTTGGTCCAGAGGGGCTGCAAGCAAATTGGTACGTACCAGGAGCTAAACCTAAGACAGTGGCTAAGATGGTGCAGTGTTTTGTGAAAACACTCCATGAGTTGGGAATCAAGGTGAATGAGACAGACTATTCAAGATTTGATGGCACCATTTCTGCTGATCTGCGCAGAAATGTTGAATTCCGATGTCTCCTGAAATGGTGTAACGAAGCAGATCGCCCGGAACTTCAGAAATTGCTGGCGGACGAGTTGCAAGTAAATGCAACTACTGAGTACCGGGTCCAATACAATACTGGTGGTAGTAGACTATCAGGATCTCCGCTGACGACCATTGGCAATACGCTCATCAATGCATATGTGGTTTATTGCGCGGCGCGTGAATTTGGCATGGG